CCCGAATGTGATAAATTATACAAACTGTACAATGCCCGATGGCAAGAACGTAACAAGTGTTACCTATTCCCCAGCGGAGCAAAGGTCTACCTCGTACACTGTCAGGATCGACGTGCCCTCGACAATTATATAGGCGGTAACTATAATTTTATAGGCATCGACGAAGCTAACCAGTTTCCCGAAGACTGGGTCGAAGAATTAAGCACCTCTGCCCGTACCGATAACGACGAACTTAAACCACAGATATGCCTGACATCCAATCCTGGTAATGTCGGACATATCTGGCTGAAAAAGAAATTCGTAGATGTATGCGTTCCGATTGATGAAAAAAAGAAAACATACAGCGAAGAATTCGATATGTACTACCAGAAAAAAATATCTGGCAAAACCCATATAGACGAAGAAGGAATTTCATGGAAATTTATACCAGCTACAGTATTCGACAACCCAACACTCCTGAACAATGACCCCGCATATGTACGCAGGCTTAAAAAACTGAACCCCATCTTAAGAGCCATGTGGCTGGATGGCAGATGGGACGTTTTCGCAGGCACTTATTTCGATAACTGGAATCCAATGCACCACATCATTCCAGAATCATCGTTCCAGTACGGCACACACTTCAAAAAAGGCACTCATACACTTTACAGATTCTATGACTACGGCACAAAAGCACCATTTGTGTGCCTGTTTGCTGCGATAGACCGTGACCAGAATATGACCATCTTCGACGAAATTACCGAAACTGGACTCTCTGCATCAAAACAAGCACAGACAGTCAATAGCTATACATGGAAAAAATATAAACTTCGTGCCACAGACTTCGATGATGAAATAGCCGACCCAGCATACTGGACAAAACATTCAGAAAAAGAAGGTATGTTATACAGCCCCATGAACTTCTACAGCGACGAAGGTATATTTCTGTCAAAAGCCAATAATGACAGAAAAGCAGGGGCAAAGATCGTCTATGAAGGGCTTGAAGTACCCAATGAAGGCAAGCCCAGAATCAGGTTTACAGAAAATTGTATACAATGTATTGAAACTTTTCCTAACTTACCATCCGCAGAAAACGACCCAGAAGACATAGATACCAAAGCATACGACCATCACTACGATGCTGTTAGGTATGGGGCGTTAAAAGTTCTGCCAACACTTGTTACGGAAGAAAAAAGGAAAAGAGGATGGAGATACAAATTGTTTCAATCCACTAAATCTGGCGGATCGCTTGACTGGAAAACAGCCTGATGGCTAAATACGATCAGGCAGGGTCACAGTACGCAGCTGGCGTACTTTCCAAGCAGGCTGATAAGGTGCTCAAAGCATGGAAATTCTCAAGAGACTCATTTGAGAATTCAAGGGAGGAATCCGAAAAAGCAGTGCGATACCTCAACAACGATACATGGACATCAGACCAGAAAACTGATGCCGAAAAACATAAAAAACCCCTTCTGAAATATAATATTATCACACCCATTATCTCTACACTTGTCGGCAACGAACAACTCCACAGAAAAAAAGCAAGATTTAAACCAACCACAGTAAACACGGTTCGTACCGCAGATATAGTCCAGCAACGATGGAATGCACTGATCGATGAGCAGGATATCGAGGATAAACTGCAGATCGCCTTCATCGATGCCCTTACCACCAAACTCGGCGGATGGATTCAGCGGTCATGGGAAATGGGTGCAGACGGCTATCTCGAATTCAAGTACGAAGTGCTGAACAATTTTCGTGTGTATATAGATCCCGAAACCAGAGCAAACGACTACGATCTGAAACACTGCCGCTGGCTCATCAAAGAAGGCTGGGAAACACTGGATGTTATCAGCGAAAAATATTCACTCGATCCATATGACCTGAAAGTGGAAAGAAGCAGGTCATGGTGGACTTCCCTGTCACAGACCATACGCAGGATGACCGACAAAACCTACTCGTCAAACCTTGAGAATTATGATAAGGTCAATGACCGCTACCGTATCCTCGAAATGCAGGAACGGGTGACCATGAAAATGGTTCAGCTGTTTGACGGCGTGGATTATTTTGTGATCCCCAGAGACGAATATGGGAAGATAAGAAAAGAAAACCCTTCTATAATGAAACTTAAAGAATTCAACAGTGATAAAATCCACGTCACTACTATTATCCCATACTTCAAAAATGTAATAGTTAAAGATGAAGATATTGAACAGCCCACGGATAGTTTTGACGTTTTCCCCGTCTGGTCGTATAGCTATAACGTACAGGTAAACGAACAGACATCATTGGTCGATCTTTTGCTGGATATTCAGGACGATGTCAACAAAGCCAAGTCACAAGTGCGGGACTATGTGACCCAGATACTCTCTGGCGGCATATTCATAGACAAGCGTGAAAAAGAAACCATCAAGGTTCTGAAAGAAAAGGGCAACCAGCCCAACATGGTCTACGAGCTGAATAATCCAGCCATAATGCCACAAAAAATGCCCCCTTCCGCATTACCACCAGACATTATGCTTAACGCCGAGAATAGCGTGAATTTCGCCCAGAGAGTATCGCTCATATCTGAAGCCATGAAAGGCGAAACAGCTCGGTCTGGCGAATCAGGCGTATTGTTCGAGCAGAAAGTCCAAAGGGCTGCCGCCGCAATCAATCCCTACTTCAAGAATTTGAGCAGATTAAGAAAAGTCCTCGCCAAAGATTTTGTTGACAACTTTTCATTCGTATACGCAGAAAGCGACAGGATCATCAGGGTCAAGGAAGAAAATGTGTTCAACGAGATTATTGTGAACCTGCAGTCGGCAGGTCAGGTGTTCAACGATGTGAGAAACCCGTCCCTTTATGTAGAACTGGACGAAGGCGAAGATAATGTTACTAATATTGAAGATAATTTTAACAAGATGCTGGCTCTGTCAAATATGATTGGGCAGATAAATCCTGCACTGGTGGACATCAGAACACTGGTGGAAAATGCGCCCATACCAGGATCGGATAAATTTGTAGAATATATCGACCAGACAATGCAGATGCAGTCCGAATCGGCACGGCAACAGGAAGATCTCGACAAGACCCAGAAGGTGCTCGAAAATGTCAAGACCGAAAGGGGAATGATGACAGACGAGGAAAAACTGCGAATTGAAGCGAAGAAAACGGAAAAAAGTGGCTGAACTCATCACAGGAAAATGAAAAAATATGCTTGATGAAATAGCCAATATACCCATAATTTCACGCAAGGTTGTGCCAAAAAAGAAACAACAGCGAAAAAAATATACAAAATCCAATGCCCTGCGAAATGTTTACAGGGCAAAAGTTCGTTCACACAATAAAAAGAGAGGAAAATAATGGCTGAAACAACACAAACCGACCCAGCCCTTGCGAAAGAGCTTGATGAACTGGAGGCTAAAATTAGCCCCCAGAGCGAAACTGAAGCAAAAGAGGAAAAAGAAGAAGATTTAATAATTGAAAAAGACGGCGAACTCTATCTTCGCAGCGAATCTGATGAAGATGAATCTGCGGCTGATCCTGATGGACAAACAGCGGAGCAGGAGAACCAGACTGCATCAGAGGAAGATGGGCAAGCTGATCGTGAGGAACACTCACAGTACCAGGATAAATCCAAAGACCAGCTGATTGAAATGCTTAGGCATTCGCAGAAGCAGATCGGTGAGCAGGGCAATGAAATTGGAGAACTTCGGAAGCTGACCCAGAAAGATGAAGAACTTTCCGATAAGGAAGTGTTTGACAAGCTCTCTGGCGATGATATCGAAGCTGGGCTGGCAGCGGAAAAAGCTAAAATGGATGAAATTGATCCATACGACGACCAGTCCCTGCATGACCAGAAAGAGGTCATCAGGCAGATGGAAGCCGATTTGATCAATAAACGCACCCAGGAAAGCATCCAAGCCAGATTCAACTCCCGTGACAATCATGAATTTGTTGAAAAAATGAAAACGCAAATTCAGACACAGGGGATTGAACTGTCTGATGAGGAGTTCAATACTGTGCAAGAGACTGCCAATTCCTATGCGGAAGATGGGCTTTTAACCGAGAGATCGTTTCAGAAGGCGATGATTGACAAGTATGGTGTAGACAAACTGGTTAAACATTATCAGATGAACGGTGAGCAGAAAGCCAGACAGGATATTCAGAAGGCTCAAGCCAAGACGACTGAAAAGGTTGATGTCCGTGGTACTGGAAAGAATGCCAAGATGGTGAAGATCGCTAACCTTGACCGTCGGGAACTGCGTGATACTCTCAATAATCTTTCCGTAAAAGAACTTGAAAAACTCTATGCACAGATAAATCGTTAACTACATACCACAGGAGTTTAAACTATGGAATCCTCACAAAGCTGGATTGCCAATGTTGAAGTTCTAAACTCTCTGCTCCGCAAAGAAAGCTGGTTCAATACTTTTTGGGCACGTTTTTCTGGAAATGTCGATATTTCAAAGGATGATAACGGTAATCCCGTATACATTCCTTCTGGAAACCCGATTGAAATTCTAAACGACTATGTAGCACAGGGTCGGGATAATATGCTTATTCCGTTCCTGAAACAGCTGTCTGGATCGCCTGTTTACGGCGACACCACGTTAAAAGGCACAGGTGAAGACCAGTCTATGAACTGGCTTCGTGCATACGTGAACCAGTACAGGAAAGCCGTTATGAAGAAATCAGGATCGATGTCCGAACAACGCCAGAAGGTATTCAAGCTGATGGACGAAGCCAGACCGCAACTATCAGAGTGGTTTACCAAGTGGGAAAATCAGGCGGTATTTCAAACCTTCTATGAAGGTGTATCGCCGAACCTTTCCGTTGGAACATCATCTGATGGTCTTGGTCTTGCCAGAAGGTATCATCCGAACTGGTACATCAACGACGGCGCAGCATTAACTGCCGTCGGTACGGAAAAGTCAACCAAAACCAATACACAGCTTGATGCTGCCATTGGTATGACTGCTGCCGCTGATGCTACCTGTGATACAGGTCTGACTGCCGATATTTTAAGAGAACTGCGTGTTAAATGTATGTCTCTGAAGATTCCGCAGATGGAAACCCAGGATGGTTATAAATTCTGGTGTTTACTTGTTCACCCAGCACAGCTTGCAACCCTCAAAAATGACAGCGCTTACCGTGATTCACACCGTTACGCCTTCATGGGCACTGGTGCGGCTAAAATGCCTGAATTGCACGGAATGGCTGGCTACTACGAAGGGTTTGCGATCTATGAAGATATGGTCGGTATCCGTGAATGGGATGAAGCTGGTTATTTCTTCGGTTCAACGGTCTCTGCCCGATTTGACGACTCTGCCGTAACGCTTGCCTCTGGAACTTCCAGAGTACGCAATGCGATTGTATTCGGTAAAGGCGCAATCGGTAAGGGCGTTGCCGATGACCTGCATTTCACCTCGGAAGTGGACGACCATGCCAACACGATTGAACTTGGCGGGGCAGTGATCAATGGGTATAACCGTGCAGATTTCTTTGGAGAAGATGATGCGCTTGAATCTTCAGGCGATGCCTTCTACAAGAACCAGTCAGCAGCGCATGATGCAGCTGAACTTGTTGCCGTAAATCAAAGTTCCCTTATACTTGGGACATTGGATTAAGGTGAAGTAAATGGCTAAATCAAGTATAGCTAACTGGAGAGCATCTGGCGGTGCGTTAGATATATCTGCATCACACAGCGGAAACGGGACGATTACTGAATGTGTCGCCCAGGACGGTAAAATCATCTGTGACTTCACTGCATTAGGCAGTGGTGAATCAGTCACAATTAACACACCGTTCAAGATCGAGGTGATCGATGCTTATCTGGTGGTTGGAAACGGCGAAAACGTCACTTCCAAGACACTACAGGTAAAAAACGGATCAACAGCATTGACCAGCACTATGTCTATGGCTACTGATAAAGGTATCGCAAGAGCTACTACTCTTGACGAAGATCAAGCTGTCTTTAATGTCGGCGATAATGATCTGAACCTTGTATCATCAGCCCATGCAGACGGCGGTGCTACGGTGTATATCTCATACCGATAATCCGAAATTGGGGATGTAATAGCCCCATATAAGGATTGCAACAAACAGAAATGTTTGTATATATTAGGGGGGTTCTTAATTGAACCCCCTTAATTAAAACAACTCATTCACGGTAAAGCCTAACAACCTTAGAGAGGAAGAAAATGGCACAAAAATACAGAGAAGAACGAACTTACAGCGTTCAACAATCCGAAAACCTGGGTCTCGGACAAAGAGGCTCTATCCTCGTTACTGGCACTACAGCCTGCACTTGTGCAATCGGCGTATTTGTTGCCATCCAATTTGTAGAAGATACCATATTTGACAGCGGAAGCGGAGGTCTGATCGCAGAATCAGAGCAACGATTCCCAGATGATAGTGGTACAGGTACTGATATTGATGCAGATGCTGGCGCAGCTACAGACAGCGTTACCTTTCCGCAAGGTATGACCATATTTGGTCGCTGGACAGGATTTAAACTGTCTTCTGGCAAGGTTGTAGCATATGTAGGAAGCTAAATGTTTCTGAATCTGAAAATGAACCTTCAATCTATGGTTACCCACGTATCAAGACTGGCAAGAGATTTATGGAGTACCGTTGAAGATAAGTGGGAGAACGAACACCGAAAATGGGAAGATATAATATAGTAATAAGGAGAAAATCATGGCAAAATTAACAGGTCAAACCATTGCAAGCAGTTACGATCAATTGCTTATTGTTGATAACGCAGACGGTATAAGCGCAACCTTACAATCAATCGAAAGCGGAGATACTGGAGGAAGTTCATCAGCATTACAAATAGCTACAAATAAAATATTGGCTAAGCCTGGATCAGATGATGCGAATGCATTTGAGGTACAGCAATCAGATGGCACAGCCATACTCACCGTTGACAGTTCAACACCAGCTGTAAGTTTTAACGATAATAACATCACAAATGTTGGAGACATATCTTTAGACAGCATTTCTTCTGATGCTGGCACTTCAATTAATGTGGTTCTTGGCTCTGATGCAGGAGATGA